TTGTTTTTGGATTACGAACAGCCTGCACACCACGAGTGACGCGCATCAGGTCGCCGTAGTAAAAATTAACGTTACGGAAGGTCATATAAGTCACCATTTGATTAGGTATCCGGCAGGAGTTGAACCTGCGCTGGGTAGGGAGTCCCAGCCAACACCGGAAGCGGACACATTGAATAAAAAGGGCGGCTATCTGTCAGAACATTATCTTCATCCTCCTGTGAGTTGGTTGAAGACCAGATAACCGCCAAGGCACAGCAACTATTAGAAATTAGTGATTAGCTCACTTTGGTGGTGTGGTGGCCGGTGCTTATCTTCGGCTTGTCTCGGTGGACTGCAATTCACCACACCCCAAAGGGAACTATGTTTAGCTAATGAGACGCCTGTCTTTTCACCACTTCAGGCTCGGTGGTATCTTGGTTGCTCTCACACAGCCAAGAAGGTTAACGCAATGAACGGATACGAAAATCTTTATATGGCCATTATTCCTGGCCTCGCTGAGCACTATGGAATTTCCGACTACGATTACCGAAACAATCCGCATGTTACCAGCGCGGCTTTGTGCCGAAGCCATCTACATAAACTGATGCTTATCGAGCTTTACTTGCACGAACATCGCATCAAATTTAAGAATTCCGTTCTTAATCTTGATGGTGGTGCTGCTTTACATCATCTTGTTTTTCAGAAGACAAACTGGACACCTGAGACGATTCGAAGCATGGGATATTTTGACCTTCTTTGGGTTCTTCTTGACGATCTGGTTCCTGACAAACTGAGCGAAACAGCGCAGAGTTATTTACAAGTGATCTCAAAGAATCAGCGTCTTTTAAAAACTGACCTAATGAGCTACGCAGGCTGGCAGATAGGTACAGGTGATCAGTATTTAAAAGATGAATAATATTTGTATGCGCACTCTCTAACTTCTCTAAGAGAGTGCGCACTCCCCAACTGACATCGGAAATATTCCGGTTTATCACTTCTACATCCGCTAGCTGATTTGTTAATTCTTCATACAATTGTTGAGCTTCTGTGGTCACATTCATTTTTCATCCCAATAATCGTTATTTGTTGCTGGTGGATTCAGCCCAACCCCCTCATACAGAAGGGGCTGGAATAAATCACATTGCGCTTGCACACTTCCCCTGCCAGTGCTGCCCATTCACGCACGATTAATATCGTGGCTAACCCTCACACCGACCGGATCGCGCCCGGTGACACGTCGCATTTATGCGTAGGGGTCTAAACAGGTTTCATGTGCTGTTCCGACTTTGCTGATTGTTAAAGAGCGTGCCTGTCTTTTCACCACATCAGGCTCGGTGGTATCTTGGTGTTTCCACACAACCAAGAAGGAAATTAGCTATGGACCAAGTGAAGTTCTCTTGCCCAGAATGTAGTGGTGAAATCTTTGATGTCTCCTCGATATCTGAGGGTTCTGACAGTTTTGCTGGTGCCGTCTGCGGCAGTTGTGGTCACGTTGTAACTGAAGATGAGAGCTCTCAGTTCGACGATCAGATTGCTGACGATTACCTCGACTCGCTCACGAGGAATCTTTTCAATTAACGGCGCATACCGCTTACTAACCGCTTCGACAACTCGCGTTTGACCTGCAACGGCGCTTGCGTCTACATGAAGCGTCGTAATCATTTTTCCTGCCTCCGTAATTTGAATCGAACCAAGGGTACTGAAGGTGGCGTGTTTAATGGTTTTCCCTGATGCGTTTGCTTCACGTTCAAGTGATTCGATGTGCATCAGGGACTCTGAGACAGTCTGCATAAAGCAAATGTAATCAGCGGCAACAGCCTTGCTGGTGTCGATACTGCCCAGCAATGCCCCGTTTACCCGAATCTCAATCATTCGTCCTGGCTTGCTCTTCTGCATAACCACCTCATTAATTGCCAAAATCACATCTGCGAATCATCCGGTTATTCATATGCCACCGGCGGCTACTTCGTGGGCGCCCTGCCTGTTCGCTGTTGTTGATAGTGAGTTTAATCTTTCAAACAAAACTGTCAATAGAATTGTTTAAATAATGAAACTAAATGGAATGGGACGAAAAAAAACCAGCACGAGGCTGGTTTGTCAGGAGGGGAGTTTTAAATGTTTAAAGCAAATCCATTTCTACGCGCACGCAGACACCAACGATCTCACAGGTAGAGTCTATCTGCATGGGTTGAAAAGCTGGGTTTAATGGCATTAAGTAGATGTTTGGACCATCAATAGCTAATTTCTTGACTGTAGTTTCATTGGTTCCATTAATGCGTGCGACAACGATTCTTCCATTCGTAGCTTCTACTTCAGGATCAACTATGACAATCGAACCATCAGGTAGCGAAATTCCACTGCCAGAAGGCGCAGACATAGAATCGCCTGATACTCGTAAGGAGAATGAATAAGGAGAAACCTTTGCGGTAGTCTCGATCCATTGAGTAACATCATCCCAATTCCCTTGAATCATTTCTCTCCAGTTACCTGCCTGTACTGATGAAATTAAAGGAACACGCCGCCGCAGGTCAGGGCCTGGTTCCGCATTTCCTGTTGTCTCTTCAATCAAACCGCCTTCAGTTAGCCAGCGTTCGCTTACACCGAGAACACCCGCCAGTTTACTTAAATATCTTGCGGATGGTTCAGTTCCTCCGTTTACCCATTGGCTCACGGTGCCCTTTGACGCGCCAGTAGCTGCCATAAGATGCGTGCTCTTCAGCTTTAGCGCTTTCATACGCCGCGCTATGCGGTCGCTCATGCCTTCAGTGTTCATGTTTAAATAATTAAACAGATTGTTGTTTAATTTCTTGACTATTTTTAGTTTGAAACGTTAAACTAATTTTCATCATTCTTACCTCGGAGAGGAAAATGTTAAAGCGAGATCTAATCAGTCACTTTGGAACAGCGACAGCTGCTGCAAAAGCACTAGGGGTTTCTAAATCCACGGTAAGTCTTTGGAAAGAAATTGTCCCTTGGCAGTACGCACTGCTAGCCGAAAAACAAACAGACGGTGCGCTGACCTTTGACTCTAAGTCATATGACAAGACTAACGAATCCGCAGCGTGACAGTAACCACAGCATTAAGAGGTGAGTCGTGGGTAATCAACCAGAGTGGAAAGTTGAAAAACAGCCAGCGTGGCTGGTGGCTGCGATCAGAAGAACTATCGCTGATTTACCTGGTGGCTATGAAGAAGCTGCGGAAATTCTGGGTGTATACAAGTCTGATGACGTAACACCTGCAACCGATCCTCTGCATAACCGACTCCGCACTACTGGCGATCAAATCTTCCCATTGGGATGGGCGATGGTCTTGCAGGCTGCTGGTGGATCAAATCATATCGCAAATGCCGTTGCCCGAAACTCGAACGGTCTGTTTGTGCCGCTGGCAGATGTTGATGATGTTGATAACGCCGATATCAATCAGCGCCTGATGGAATCCATAGAGTGGATAGGCAGGCACTCTCAGTACATCCGTAAAGCTACAGCAGACGGAGTCATCGACGCCGCTGAACGCGCTCAGATTGAAGAGAACAGCTATCAGGTTATGACCAAATGGCAGGAACACCTGACGCTGTTATTCCGGGTCTTCTGTGCCCCTGATGAGGTTTCCAGACCTCCAGACTAATCAGTCTACGCCCGGCTCACAGACGTGACGCAGGAGGGCTTATGTATCAGGACGAATATTTTCACGTGACTATGCCCACGGTTTTTGCTCGTGAGGACGCCCCGTGGATTAAACAGCAGTTAGCAACACTCCCGGCAGGTATGCGGGAAAAAATCGCGATGGCGTATGCGCAGGCGTACCAGGAGACGTTCGACGCAGAACCGGTGTCTTTCCGGCAGCAGAACGCAGCAAGACGAACGGCAAACCGCCGATTGCGAGAGTTTTGCACGAGATATACCCCAGCGGTCAGGGGATATACCTCGCTCCCACCCAGGGTATGAATTTTTGAAATCGGGTTGGGGGAAAGGGGGCGGTGTTGGGTTTTAGCCCGAAGGGCTGGAACAGCTTTACCAGAAGAGATCGATCTAACAGATAGATCACTGTATGGGGTTAAAACGTCGCTTGGTAATCCAGACGTTTAGCCATCCAAAAGGAGATAAAATGATTTATTCAGACGCTAACGAAAAATGGGCCCCTGTTCCAGTTGAGCTTTATTCAAAAGCTTATGAAGTCAGCAATCTTGGCCGTGTTCGCAGCATTCCGCGCCTGGCTAACTCTGAATATTTTATTCGTCACATTCACGGCGGTTTTCTCAAAGGCCGTATGCGAAAAGACGGCACCAAAACGGTTACGTTGTCCGTTCAGCGTCAGCGCGAGAAGTTTGTCATTGCCGATCTGGTTGCTAAAGCATTCGGGGAGGTACCAACCAATGCTTAACATCCAGCCTCGCGAGAAACAGATCGTCGCACTCAACATGCTGCGCGGCGCATGGAAGCAGAATAATTCGTTCATGCTCTATGCCCCGGTTGGTTTCGGAAAAACGGCTATTGCCGCGCTGATCACTGATGGCTTTGTCAGTCGCGAAATGCGCGTAATGTTTGTGGCTCCGTATACAGTGCTGCTTGACCAGACCGCTACCCGATTCATGGAATATGGTCTTCCTGGTGAAGAGATCAGTTATGTCTGGCGTGATCACCCATCATATAACCCATCAGCGCTTATTCAGATTGCCAGTGCCGATACGCTCATTCGCCGTGAATTCCCGGACAACATTGACCTGCTGATCGTTGACGAAGCCCACCTGAAGCGCAAAAAGTTGCTGGAGGTTATCGACAACCTGACCCGCAACACAAAAACGAAGGTAGTCGGTCTTTCCGGTACGCCTTTCGCCAAGTTCCTGGGTAATTACTATCAGCGCCTGATTAAGCCAACAACGATGAAGGAACTGATAGCGATTGGCGCACTGAGCAAATACGAATTTTACGCGCCGTCACATCCCGATCTCTCTGAAGTGGAAACGTCTTACGTTGCTGGTTATGGCAGCGACTACAAGGAAGGCCAGCTCAGTAAGGTTATGAGTGAAGCCAAACTGGTTGGCGATATTGTAAAAAACTGGCTGGAGAACGGGCAGGATCGCCCAACAATCTGTTTCTGTGTTGATGTGGCCCATGCGAACTACGTCACGATGGAGTTTTCCCGAGCCGGGGTGACTGTAGAAGTCATGACGGCAAGCACACCACATGAAGAACGTCAGTTGACGATCCGTCGCTTCGAGCAGGGCATTACAAAAATCATCATCAACGTTGGTGTACTGGTAGCCGGGTTCGATAGTGATGTTCGTTGCATCATCTTTGCCCGACCGACCAAAAGTGAAATTCGCTGGATTCAGACGCTTGGGCGTGGATTACGTGCGGCCCCTGGCAAAGATCACTGCCTCATCTTCGACCACAGCGGCACAGTCAACAAGCTGGGTTATCCCGACGACATTGAATATGACTATCTCCCTTCGTCGTCTGACGGCATGGAAGAAGCCCCGCAGCGTGTTACCAAGACCGACGAGCCGGAGAAACTGCCGAAAGAGTGCAGCCAGTGCCATTACGTGAAACCAGCCGGAATTTATATCTGCCCGAAATGTGGTTTTAAACCGCTGGCCGGGGAAGACGTTGAAACAGACAAATCCCGTGGACTGACAAAGGTCAGCAAAGCGGAAGTTAAATATACCCCAGAGCAGAAGCAATCCTGGTGGTCTCAGATTCTTTTCTATCAGCGCACCCGCGCAGCACAGGGACGCCCTGTCAGTGACGGATGGTGTGCGCATACCTATCGCCAAAAATTCGGTGTATGGCCGAGAGGGTTACATCACACCCCTCAGCAAATCACACCTGAAGTGACGAATTTCATCAAATCAAAACTTATCGCCTTCGCGAAACGCAAAGAGAAACAAGGGGAAGCCGCATGAATACCAAGCAAGCCGCAATTGGTCGCTGGGCTGAGATATACAAACACTACGGCCTTCCTGGAATTACCGGGAAAAACCACCTTAAAGGGGAATGTCCTCTGTGTGGTCGTAAGGGCAAATTCCGTTGCGACAATAAAAACGGTACCGGGTCATACATCTGCGTGTGTGGCTCGGGCGATGGCTGGGCGCTGCTGACAGCCAAAACAGGGAAAGAATTTAAGGTTCTGGCCTCTGAGATAGACAGGCTGATCGGCAATGAATACACCTCAGATCGCACCAATGTAAACCCGGTACGCACATCGCTGGCGCAGCAGCGTGAGAAGGTAAGCCGTAAATTTGCAAAGCTCATCCCGCTGCGTGGTACCAGTGCAGACAGTTACCTGAATGGGAGAGGGCTTAACACTCTTCCAGCCGAAAGCGTCAGATTCTGCGACAAACAGCCGGTAGACGGTAAAAATCTCCAGGCTATTTACGCACTGGCGACGGACGATAAAGGTGAACTTTGCTACCTGCACCGCACCCTGCTTGACGGGGATAAGAAGGCGCAAACTGGCGGCGCAGCCAAGAAGATGATGAAGCTGCAGGAGGATAGTTACCTTGAGTTTGCTAAATCAATTGCTATCCGCATGTTCCCCATATCCTCCACGCTGGGTATTGCTGAAGGTATCGAAACCGCGCTGGCCTGTCATCAGATAACCAAATGTCACACCTGGGCAACGATGAACACTGCTTTCATGAAGAAGTTCCGCGTTCCTGCCGGGGTAAAGAACCTGATTATTTTTGCTGATGCTGACTCAAACGCAGCCGGTCATGCTGCTGCATTTGAATGTGCTGCTGCCAACCTGCATGCGAAGAACGATCTGGAGACTGTATCCGTCCGCTGGCCTGCGCAGGGTGACTTTAACGATCTGCTGCTAAATGGCTCCGAGGTATTCGAATGGGTTTTCCACAGGGGGATGAAGCAGTGAAGAAGCCAGCCAGACAAAAGCTAAAGGTGTACAAGCCCAAGGTATGCGCTCAGTGCGGAAAGACATTCACCCCAGATCGTAACCTGCAGAAAGTGTGCGGCCCTCGCTGTGCGATTGACTACAACCGTGCGCTGAAGGCCAAAAAGGCGGAAGCAGAGAGAAAGGTTAGCCTGAAGATTCGCAAGAAGGCACTCCAGCCTCGTGGGTACTTTGTCAGTAAGGCCCAAACGGCGTTTAACGGTTTTATCCGTGAACGTGATGAGGGGAGGCCTTGCCCGTCCTGCGGTACATATCATCCTCCGATAATTTTTGGCGGTCAGTGGGATTGTGGTCACTTCCTCAGCGTCGGATCACGTCCTGAACTGCGTTTTGAAGAGAAGAACGCTTACCGCCAGTGCAAAGCCTGTAACGGTGGTGCTGGTAGGTTTACAGCCAAAAATAAAACGGTGCAAGAACGCTACAGAGCAACGCTGATCGAATGGTTTGGTCTTGAGCTGGTGGAATGGCTGGAAGGTCCGCACGAGGCGAAGCATTACACCAGAGAAGAGCTTGAAGAGATTGCGGCTACCTACCGCCGTAAAACCCGCGAACTGAAAAAGCAGAGGGCAGCATGACATACGACCTTATCTACTGTGATCCTCCGTGGGAATACGGCAACAGAATCAGTAACGGTGCAGCCTGTAATCATTACAGCACCATGAGCATGGAAGAACTTAAACGCCTTCCTGTCTGGTCACTGGCTGCTGAAAACGCTGTTCTGGCGATGTGGTACACCGGGACCCATAACCGCGAGGCTGTAGAACTGGCTGAATCATGGGGATTCCGGGTCCGAACGATGAAAGGCTTTACGTGGGTGAAGCTGAACCAGAACGCTGCTGATCGCTTCAATAAGGCATTGAGTACTGGAGAGCTGGTGGACTTTAACGATCTGCTTGAAATACTGGACCGTGAAACCCGCATGAACGGCGGCAACCATACCCGCAGTAATACCGAGGATGTGCTGATTGCTACCAGGGGAACGGGCTTACCTCGTGCCAGCGCCGCAGTAAAACAGGTTGTGCATACCTGCCTTGGCGAACACAGCGCAAAGCCATGGGAAGTAAGGAACCGACTGGAACAATTATACGGTGATGTGAAAAGAATCGAAATATTCGCTCGGGAAGAGTGGAACGGATGGGACCGCTGGGGAAATGAGTGCAACAACAGTATTGAAATGATTACGGGCCAGATAAAAGAGGTGAACCATGCAGCGTGATATGCAAAAGGTTCTTGATATGTGGGGCGCATGGGCGGCAAGCGATGCATGTAATATTGATTATTCTTCCATTGCTGCTGGTTTTAAAGGGTTACTTCCGCAAGCAAGCAAAATGAGGGCTATGTGTACTGATGACGATGGTCTGATTATTGAAGGCTGTATGGCGCGACTGATAAGAAAATGCCCGTACGATTATCACCTGCTGGTTGGACATTATATTCTCCGGTATTCAAAACGGCAGATGGCGAAACACAGGAAGAAAAGCGAAAAGCAAATACGCATTGAGATGATGCTGGCTGAAGGGTTTATTGAAGGATGTCTTTCTATGTTGAATGTTCCTCTGGAAATGGATGCAGTAGTGAGCATTCAAAATAATCAAAAAAACGCTAGTGCGGTCCGCATTTTTTAGTATAACGTGTTAAGAGTGGTCACTTAGACACGAACTTAAATATTACAGAACCTCGCCAACTGGCGGGGTTTTTTATTTTTATGGGCTACCTATCGGTGGCCTTTTTATTTTCCACACAGCGCCATCCGTCATTAACGGAGGTGAGGCTTATGAAAATGCACAACGATCCCCAATCCTGGACTGACTTTATTGAGTTGTTCCAGAGCTGGTGGCGTGGAGATACGCCACTGGGCGCTGTTCTCATGTCACTTATCGTTGCTGGTCTGAGAATTGCGTATTTCGGCGGCAATGGCAGCAAAAAGAAAAAGGTACTCGAAATCCTTCTCTGCGGTGTTCTGACGCTGTCTATTTCGTCAGCTCTTGAGTTCTTTGGGTGGCCTAAATCTCTGTCTGTAGCCATTGGTGGCGGCGTCGGTCTTATTGGTGTGGATGCAATCCGCAGTTTTGCTATGAGATTTATCGGCGGTCGTGTCGGAGGCGACAACAACAAAGTGTGAACAGGTGACATTAATGCAAAATGAACCGCGCTGGCTGGTGGAAGGCCGTAAATACATGGGGCAGATGGAAATTAAAGGCCCGCGACACAATCCGTTAATCCTCCAGTTCTGGAAGGACATTAAACGAGGTGGAATTAAAGATGATGAAACGCCCTGGTGTGCCGCTTACGTCGGGTCGATGCTTGAGCGCGTCGGAATCAAATCCACCCGTTTCGAGTCTGCAAAATCCTATCTCAACTGGGGCGTCGAACTTCGCGAGCCAGCCTATGGATGTGTGGTGGTATTCAGTCGCGACGGCGGCGGCCATGTCGGATTTGTGGTCGGACAGCAGCAAAATGGTGACCTGATGGTCCTCGGTGGTAATCAGTCCGACGCTATCAATATTCGTGCATTCTCACGTTCCCGCGTGACGGGTTATCGTTGGCCGGTTAACGAGCCGAGGGATAGCCGCATGTTACCGTTGATGAATGGCACCAGTTCGGTGAAAGAATCATGATTGAAGCTCTACTCGCATCACTGAAAACGTCATGGCGCTGGTGGCTGGTAATTATCGCGGTGGTTATTGTCGTTGGCGCTGTCGCTATTCTCGGTGTTCTGCTGGCACACAGCCAGGCTGACCTGAGCACAGCGCAAAGCGATAAGCGAGTTCTGGAGCATGATAACGCGCTACAGGGACGGGTTATCGCGGTGCAGGCTTTCAACTTCAACCGCTTCAATCAGGTGGCTGAGAATGCCAGCCGCCTTAATTCGTTGATCGATGCAGGTACCGAAAAGACTGTCATCGAATACCGGGAGATTCTTCGACGTGAAAAAACTTGTGACCTGCCTGTTCCTGCTGATGTCGCTGGTGGGTTGCTCGAATACACGTACCGTTTACGTACCGGGGCAGTGCACACCGATTCCTGGAACGCTGACGCAGCCAGTGATAGCGCCGCTTCCACCGGCACGTTGACGTATTGCCAGGCCGTTCTCTGGATTAAGCCGTTGCTGGCCTCTATTGAAAAAGCGAATAACCAATTGGCGGGTATTAGACAAATTGAGCAGGACCGGCAATAGCATTACAGAAGGCATTCACTGAGTGCCTGTGATAATGTCAAATTGTGGTGAATGCGCAGGCTGATGCGATATGACCTGTACTGGCGCAGCGACGAGTTGCAAGGGTCACTAGGCGTGATAATGACCAGACGAAGCACTAACCAAGCCGGAGTTCAGCACCGGCCACCACACCTAATTAAATTGTCAGTGGCTAGGGTAGCTCCTGAAAAGCGGCATCGTCACCGCCTGCCACTGATAACCTGACGAGCAACTTAGACGAGGTTGTTATGCGCATAGTAGACAGGAATACATTCCTTTCTTTGCCTGCTAATACTGTTTACAGTTTATCAAGTTGGTCCGCTGAATTACCAAGCACATCAATTACTGGGTTGTACATCAAGGGAGATACCGTCGTTGGTATTGACTACTATGAACAGTACATTCCAGATTTTGACTGGGACGATTCAGACCAACATGCTGATTTGGTTTTTTCAGCAGTTGAGAATGGTGAGAATATACCGTTATTTCTCCACTCTGAAACAAGGAACGGTATGTTTGACGAGAAGCAAATGTACGTCGTTTGGGATAAGCAGGATATCCAAGTATTGATTGAGCGATTGCAAGAATGCCTTTGATAGTCAATTTTTCCTACAAGGTCGCCACGGCGGCCTTTTTTATTGCGCTTCGCACGCGCATATCGAAGAGAGTCTTTCAGTAGTGAGCCTGGGTGATGCCGTTAGGTTGCGTTTACCTCTCGGGCGGCATTGCCGTGCGACAGGCTCACGTCTAAAAGGAAAATTCAATGCAACTTCCGCAAGTATTAACATCCCCCCGAGCTTGGGGTATCCAGGTTGAATGGCAGTGGCCAGAGAATAGCTGTGAGCATTCACGGCTTGAAATGCAGTATCTCAATGCCGATGGTCGCCTGAAAAGACAGGTTATCGCATGGCCGTTAGCCGGGGTGTTGATCGCTGGCCTTAAAGCCGGCGAACGCCTGCAGATTCGCTTACGACCGATTGATAAAAATGGTGCTGTTCGTGAATGGATGGGAAGTGACTGGATCGAGGGTGTGTCATCCAGCAATGCAGAAGAGTACCTCAATGCAATGGCTGGTAGTAGCGACATGCGCTTAATGACTACTCTTAGCGTACCGAATTTCAAAATCGTAAATGGTGAAGTTTTTATCAAAAATGCGTTCATAGGTAACGGGCTTACTACAGACGATAAAATCCGGCTCCGTGAACATGGTTTGAGTGAGCAGGATCTCGAAAATGCTTCAGCTTCTCGCCAGGGATTCGAACAGCATACCGTTGGTAGTGCAGCTTCTGTGTCATACACCATGAACATCGGTATCAATCGCGATAAGCCGGTTCAGAGCACAGTAACGATTAAGACCCCTAAGTTTAAAATTAATTATGGCGTTGACACCAATCTCGAAGCGGTGCTTGATAACGCGCTGAAAAATGCTGCTGAATGTGCGGATCTGGATGTCGCAAAGCAAATGGCAGCAGACAAGAAAGCAATGGATGAACTGGAAAAAACAATTCGCAAAGCTATTCACAATGAATGCTTAGTTGGTGGAATTATTTGGCAGCGCTTTTGGCGATAGCCTATGGAGGTTATATGCGCCTCACTGTATTAGATGACGATCCCGGCAGAAAAATTAATCTCGCTCAGGAACGATACGCCGTTTATCTCGACGGTGTAGAGGTTAAGCATGTCTTCACTGCTGATGATGAGAAGGGAGAAGTAATCGCAGCTGTTCCCGATGAGCGTGGTTATATGACGACAGAGAACGGTGAAGTGAAACGGCAGTCGTTATATGGTTCCGTGAGGATTGAACGATGCCAGCACTAATCCCTCGCGCATGTCGCAAGAGAGGTTGTCCCGGTACTACCACGGACCGTTCTGGATACTGCGAGCAGCACCGTAATGAGGGCTGGCAACAGCACCAGCAGGGCAAGAGTCGCCATGAACGTGGCTACGGTAGCAAGTGGGACATCAAACGCGCCCGCATCCTGAAGCGTGACAACCATCTGTGTCAGAACTGCCTGCGCACTGGTCGCGCTGTTGCGGCCACGACCGTTGACCACATCAAAGCTAAGGCACATGGGGGTACCGATGACGATTCGAACCTCGAAAGTCTGTGCTGGCCCTGCCACCGCTCGAAAACAGGGCGCGAACGATTCAAATGGTAGTGATTATCATCAAAAGACGTGGAGGGAGGGGGAGGTCAAATCCCTGTAGCCGAGAGCCCAAAGGACCGCCGCCTAGCCTTTCTTCACATTGCCGCAGGTTAGAAAACTTTTTTTGGGGTCCCCCAGCCGATGATTAATAGGAGTTTTCGATTATGTCAGGACCGCCGAAAACCCCTACCCATCTGCGTTTGGTGAGGGGTAACCCATCCAAACGACCAATCAACAAAAACGAGCCGCAGCCACCTAAAGGGGTCCCCCCAGTTCCCAAACATTTCGACAAGCAGGGGAAGTACTGGTTTAAGCGGATGGCCGAAGAACTTGATGCCATTGGCGTCATATCTCAGTTGGATGCCAGGGCTCTTGAGTTGCTGGTAGAGGCGTATACGGAATACCGCCATCATTGTGAAACGCTGGATCGGGAAGGTTATACCTATGCGGTATACAGCGATGATGATGCTGATGAAGGGAAAGAGCGTGAAATACGCATGATCAAGCCGCATCCGGCAGCCATGATGAAAGCTGATGCCTGGAAGCGACTTCGCGCGATGTTAGCGGAGTTTGGTATGACTCCTTCCAGCAGGTCTAAGGTCAGTAAAGACAAACCAGACGATGATGACCTGTTAAGTCAATTTCTTAATTCGAGGGACTGATGGCTAAAGTTTCTGATGGCATACGTTATGCCGAACGAGTCGTTGCCGGGGAAGTTATCGCCTGTGAATTTGTCCGTCTCGCGTGCCAGCGATTTCTTGATGATCTGAAGCACGGTGAAGAACGTGGCATCTATTTCAGCGAGCCCCGCGCACAACATATCCTCAATTTCTATAAATTCGTGCCCCATGTTAAAGGATCACTGGCAGGCCAGCCGATTGAGCTGATGGACTGGCATGTTTTCATTCTGATCAACATCTTCGGTTTTGTTATCCCCCTGGTAAATGAAGAAACAGGCGAAATTGTGCTGCGTAATGATGGCAGTGGCCGTCCTGTGATGGTCCGCAGGTTTCGCACGGCATATAACGAGGTAGCCCGTAAAAACGCCAAGTCGACATTATCCTCTGGCGTTGGTCTCTATATGGCTGGCGCCGATGGTGAGGGCGGGGCAGAGGTTTATTCCGCAGCGACAACGCGGGATCAGGCTCGCATCGTTTTTGAAGATGCGAAAAACATGGTTAAAAAAGCGAAACCCACACTGGGGCGACTGTTTGAGTTCAATAAACTGGCGATTTACCAGGAGCAGACAGCATCCAAGTTTGAGCCGCTTTCTTCTGATGCCAACAATCTGGATGGTCTCAATATCCATTGTGGCATCGTCGACGAACTTCATGCGCATAAAACCCGTGATGTCTGGGACGTTCTGGAAACTGCAACCGGCGCACGATTGCAGTCTCTCCTGTTTGGCATAACGACAGCCGGGTTTAACAAAGAAGGGATTTGTTACGAGCTGCGCGATTATGCCATTAAGGTGCTGCGTGGCTATAACAGCGAAGTGGAAGGCGCGGTTAAGGATGATACCTTTTTCGCCATTATCTTCACGCTGGATAAGGATGATGATCCGTTTGATGAAACGGTCTGGCAAAAGGCTAACCCCGGACTCGGTATCTGTAAGCGCTGGGATGACCTTCGCCGTCTGGCTAAGAAGGCCAAAGAACAGGTTTCCGCCAGGGTTAACTTTTTCACCAAACACATGAATATCTGGGTGACCGCTGAGTCAGCCTGGATGGATATGATTAAGTGGGAAAAATGTGAGTTCATAGCCCCCCGTCATGAACTGAAAACCTACCCAATGTGGGCTGGCGTGGATCTGGCCCACAAGATTGATATTTGCGCAGCAGTAAAACTCTGGCGGGCAGACAACGGTCATGCGCATGCAGACTTTAAATTCTGGTTACCCGAAGGGCGGCTGGAAAAATGTTCCGCTCAAATGGCGCAGATGTATCGCAAATGGGCTGAGCTTGGGAAGCTGGAACTGACCGATGGTGATGTTATCGATCATGCGCAGATTAAAGCTGATTTTCTGGAATGGATTAGTGGCGAAAACCTGAAGGAAACCGGATTCGACCCTTGGAGCGCGACGCAGTTTAGCCTGGCTCTGGCAGAAGAAGGTGTGCCGCTGGTGGAGGTTCCGCAGACGGTCAGAAACTTTTCTGAGTCAATGAAAGAGGTGGAGTCTCTGGTCTACGGCGGGCGTTTTCATCACAGTAATCATCCGGTTATGAACTGGATGATGTCTAATGTCACCGTCAAGCCTGACAAAAACGACAATATCTTTCCGAACAAATCCACGCCAGAAGCGAAAATAGACGGGCCTGCCGCCTTGTTTACCGCAATGAGCCGCATGCTTGTAAACGGCGGCGAACAACAGGACAGCCTCTCTGACCATCTGGAAAGTTACGGCGTCCGTTCATTATAAAGAGGCAGTTATGATCCTGATGATTCTCGCCCTACTGATCGGGGTGATGGGCGCTATTTTGCTTTCGTTTGGTGTATGGATGATTTATCCGCCAGGAGGCTTAATCAGTGCGGGTATGCTTTGCCTTATCTGGTCATGGCTGGTTTCCCGCACGCTTTCGCTGGCCGGGAAAACATCGCGAGGAGGGACTGACTGATGTTTTTCCCCGGAATGTTCAAAAAAAGTGACGCCCCTGTCACTACTCCGGCAGAACTCGCTGAAGCAGTGGGAATGACTTACGACACCTATACAGGGAAAAGGGTAAGCAGCCAGAAAGCCATGCGGCTTACAGCAGTTTTCGGTTGTATCAGGGTTCTTGCTGAGTCGATGGGCATGCTGCCCTGTAACCTGTACAAGATAACCGGGAACAGTAAACAAAAAGCGACTTCCGAAAGGCTGCATAAATTACTGACGATGAAGCCAAATGATTACATGACCCCTCAAGAGTTCTGGGAACTGGTCATTGTCTGTCTTTGTCTTCGCGGTAATTTTTACGCCTACAAAGTTAAAGCGCTTGGCGAGGTGGTGGAGCTTCTTCCCATTGACCCTGGGTGTGTTGAACCAAAGCTTAACAGCCAGTGGCAACCTGTTTACCAGGTAACATTCCCCGATGGCTCAACAGACGTGCTTGGGCAGGATGATATCTGGCATGTCAGAACGCTTACCTTTGACGGGCTGGTGGGGCTGAACCCTATAGCCTATGCAAGAGAAGCAATATCTCTGGGAATGGCAACAGAGGAACATGGGGCGCGGTTGTTCTCAAATGGCGCGGTTACCTCCGGCGTACTCCGCACTGAGCAAACGCTCACTGACGCTGCTTACGCAAGGCTGAAAAAAGATTTTGAGGATCGTCACCTCGGGCTGAGCAACGCGCACCGACCAATGATTCTCGAAATGGGACTGGACTGGAAGTCGATGGCGCTCAATGCGGAAGACAGTCAGTTCCTTGAGACCAGGAAATTCCAGCTGGAGGAAATATGCCGCCTGTTCCGGGTGCCGATGCACATGGTGCAGAACACTGACCGCTCGACGTTTAACAATATTGAAAACCTCGGCATGGGGTTTATCAATTATTCACTCGTTCCGTACATGACCCGCATTGAGCAGCGAATCAACATCGGGCTGGTGAAGGAATCAAAGCAGGGTGTGTACTACGCAAAATTCAATGCCGGCGCACTGCTGCGCGGGGATATGAAGTCGCGATTTGAGGCGTATTCAACAGGCATTAACTGGGGTATTTACTCACCAAATGACTGCCGGGAGCTTGAAGAACTTAACCCACGCGCAGGAGGAGATATTTACCTTACGCCAATGAACATGACGACGAAGCCGTCAGACAGCAGCAAGAACAAAACAACCGAGGAACAACATAATGCCGATGACTAAACAGCGGCTGGATATTCCGCTACAGCTAAAGTCTGTCAGCGACAGCGGGGAGTTTGAAGGCTATGGCTCTGTTTTTGGCGTAAAGGACAGCTACGATGATGTTGTTGTGCCAGGCGCTTTTTCGGCCTCCCTTCAGGCATGGAAAGAAAAGAATGCTCTCCCTGCATTACTCTGGCAGCACCGTATGGATGAGCCCATCGGTATTTACACTGAGATGAAAGAGGATGAGGTTGGCCTTTATGTTAAAGGCCGGTTACTTATTGATGACGACCCCCTTTCGAAACGCGCACACGCCCACATGAAGGCCGGTTCTTTAACCGGCCTTTCTATTGGTTACATGCTGAAAGACTGGGAGTACGACCGTGTTAAGGGCGTGTTCCTTCTCAAAGAGATCGACCTGTGGGAAGTCAGTCTCGTCACGTTTCCGTCGAACGATGAAGCGCGTGTAAGTGATGTCAAAAGCGCATTTTCCCGCGGAGAAATCCCTTCTCAAAAAAGTATTGAACGAGTCCTGCGCGATGTTGGGCTCTCACGCACCCAGGCTAAAGCATTCATGGCCGGGGGTTATGGCTCACTTTCACAGCGTGATGTTGATGAGGTGAGTACCGCACTGGATGCACTGAAAAACATCAAATTTTAATCAGGAGTTAATTATGTCCGTTGACGTTAAAGACGTAGAGCAGGTCGCGCAGGAACTGCAGGCGAAGTTTGATGCGTTCAAAGAAAAGAACGATAAGCGCCTGGAAGCTGTTGAACAGGAAAAGGGCAAGCTGGCGGGGGAGGTTGAAACCTTAAACGGCAAGCTGTCTGAACTGGATGAGCTTAAATCTGCGCTGGAAGAGGAACTGAAGCAGGTTAAACGTCCAGCCGGTGGTCCTCAGAGCAAAGCCGCAAGCGAACATAAAACCGCTTTCATTGGCTTTATGCGCAAGGGTAAAGATGACGGGCTGCGCGAACTTGAACGCAAAGCTCTGCAGGTAGGTGTGGATGAAGATGGTGGCTATGCCGTGCCGGAAGAGCTGGATCGCACGATCCTTAATCTTCTGAAAGATGAAGTGGTGATGCGCCAGGAGGCGACAACCATCACAGTCGGCGGCGCTAACTATAAAAAACTGGTTAATCTCGGCGGTACGGCTTCCGGCTGGGTTGGTGAAACTGATGCCCGCCCGGAAACCGATGCGTCTAAACTCGGTCAGATTGAGCCGTTCATGGGAGAAATTTACGGTAACCCGCAGGCGACTCAAACCATGCTGGATGATGCCTTTTTCAATGTCGAAGACTGGATCAACAGCGAACTGGCAATTGAGTTTGCAGAGCAGGAAGAAATCGCCTTTACCAGCGGTAACGGGACGAAGAAGCCGAAAGGTTTTCTGGCATACGCTTCCACGCTTGATCCGGACAAGACTCGTGCATTTGGTACTCTCCAGCACATTCTCTCTGGCGCTGCGGCAGGCGTAACGGCTGATGCGATCATCAAACTGGTCTACACGCTGCGTAAAGTGCATCGTAATGGCGCTAAGTTCATGATGAACAACAACAGTCTGTTTGCTATCCGAATCCTGAAAGATTCAGAAGGCAACTACCTGTGGCGTCCTGGTCTGGAACTGGGTCAGCCTTCCTCTCTGGCCGGGTACGGTGTGGCAGAGAACGAACAGATGCCGGATATCGCTGCTGATGCTAAAGCAATTGCATTTGGCAATTTCAAGCGTGGTTACACCATTGTTGACCGCATCGGCACCCGCATTCTTCGTGACCCCTACACCAAAAAACCATTCGTTGGTTTCTACACCACCAAACGAACCGGGGGAATGCTGGTGGATTCTCAGGCCATTAAACTGCTGCAGATCGGCACTGGCGCTTAATTCTCTGGGGCTTCGGCCCCGATTTTTCGAGGTGATTTATGCCTGAATTATTGCGTGAACTTAAGTGGTCCCCAGATGGTTGTATTGTCGAATCCATTCCCGC